AACGCACATAAGTATTTAATATGGGATGAGACGGCTTCTGCATATAAGTATATTCTTTTTTCTGATTTGGTTACATTTTTACAGAACTCGCCAGGAAGTTCAAATTTTTTACCTGTAATGTCTTTGGTAGCAAATGCTGCTACTTCGATGGGAACCTCAAGTGCAAATGTTTCTTGGGCTTCTATTACAGATGGTGTAGGAAAAAGTTCTACCGCAGGATTTTCCACAAACAATCAGATAGAACTGCAAGACTCTGCATTAGTGAGAGACCAGGTTCAAATTAATGTTTCGGGTACCTATAAGTTTGAGGTAAGTATGGAAATAAATTCTTCATCAGGAACTCCAGATGTGGAAGTAGAAATACATGATGATGGAAATACGCAGTCTCTTCAAAAGGCAAATAGGACGATGAATGGAAACACTTTAAATGCTATAAGTTTTACAGCCACAAGACAGGCTACAGCAGGGGATCAGTTTTCTATAAACATAAAATCTTCAACAACCGCAACATACACAACTAACTCCTATTGTATAGTAACTCAGATAGCGTAACTTAGGGTACGTTATGGAGGACGATTACGAAGACAAAATAAGAGTAGAAACCTTTATTCAGATTAAGCAGAAGGTTGAAGAGATCACAGACATTGTAAAAGAGAATGGGCTTGAGGATGACTTTATGTCTTGTTATTGCTTTGCTTTACTAAGACCTATGAGTGAAGATATGGATGGTCATTCGCGCGTAGAACACATGTCAGGTTTTCATGCAGAATCTTCCACAGAGATACACACAATGACGCAAGCAATGATACATGATTATTTTATGGCCGTGAATGAAAAGAGAGACACATCCTCTTTAGATTACTGGCTTGACGATAATAAATGATTTTGCATTAGTTTTGTTAATCATCCATAGAATTAAATTTAAAGTAAAAGAAAGTGGATCTTATAAGAAAGATAGTAGTAGGGCAAAACCCTAAAGATGCCATGGCTTATTACGTTGGCCAAAAGGCAGGGGTAAGCAAAGTTCATGCAATAATAAAAGACGAGAAGTGTATGGCCAAGTACGGTATAAGCCGTTGGTTAATATACATAGAGAATGATGAAGATGGCGTTATGCTTTGGAAGACGGTAGAGGGTATGCCTTGTCTTGTTGAACATGATTGCGTATTCTCATGAAAGCCCTATATCATTTTATCGTAAAAATACCTAAGCCTCTAAAAGACACTATTAAAGTTGGTGATCAAGAAATGTATCTTGACTCTAAGTGGAACGAGTTTCAGAATAGAGTTTCTTCTGCTGAAATAGTAGCAGTTCCAGAAAAATATAATACAGGCGCACAGCCAGGATACTTGTTATACTTTCATCACAATGTAGTTCTTGGTGGCAATCACATGGACGGCTCTGACGGTAAGCAATTAAAAGAGGTTCAAGGCCCCCGTGGTCAAATAGTAGACTATAAGAAAAAATTATATTACGTTGTTTATGACGAGTGGGATCACTTCGGAAATCAAGCGTTTGCGTATAGTCATGATAATCAGATACATACGCTAGGTAAGTGGTTATTCTTAAAACCTTGGAAGCCTGTAAGACCAAAATCTTCAATCTTGGAATTAGTTTTAGAAGATAAAAATTATGATCACGGAAGAAAATATGGTATCTTGAAGTATCCCAGTCGGGTTGCTGAAGAGATAGGCTTGAGTGTTGGAGACACTTGTTGGATTCGAGACTCGTCAGATTATGAAATGGAAGTCGAAGGGGAGAAAGTATATAGAACAATAGTAGACGCAATTCATGGCACGCTCCAAGAGTAAATACGACAACATCGCGACGGCTAAGAACCTGCGTTCATCTATGCAGATAGCAGTGCACAACATGATAGAAGAAATTAAAAAGCCTGTTGATAATGAACTCTCTGGTTCGCAACGTAAAGCAGAACTTCAAGCAATTAAACAAACAGCAGTAGATGCTAAGGAACTTATTATAGAGATAGAAAAGACTACGGCTATTATCAATAGCCTAACTAAGGACGGAACTATAGAGGGCACTAAGGATTACTCAAGTGGATTTGCAGAACAATATTCTAAGCGTTGAATACGCTAAAAGAAATAGAAGGGAGAGAGGAGCCTGTAGTAAACATATGTCCTGACGGCTCTGAAGGATTAATAGTAGAGGTAGGAGATCTTTCTATTCAATTGCCAAAGGCACCTGCTAAAAACAAAATACTTTTTTATAACTTAAAAAAAGAAGAGCAATACTGGAGGCGCCAGGAACTTCCAAGTGACCTGGCTAGCATATCATCTATGGATGAATGGTCTCAGACTCCAGATGAGTTTAGGAAGAAATATCAATCTTATATAAAAACAGAATATGAAAGAAGAAGAAACGGAGTATGGTTTTACAATAATGGGGAACCGACTTATATCACAGGGCACCATTACTTCTTCCTACAGTGGTCCAAGATTGATGTGGGATACCCCAGTTTTTTGCGGTTCCAACAGGAACTATTCATACATATGGAAGCCTGCTTCCGAGACCCCCGATGCCTAGGTCAAGTATATACTAAGTGTAGGCGATCTGGATATACTCAGATGAGTTCCTCATTGTTGTCTGGAGAAGCAACTCAAGTAAAAGATAAACTTCTGGGTATAATGTCTAAGACAGGATCTGACGCTCAGGAAAATATATTCATGAAAAAGGTTGTACCTATCTATAGGTCTTATCCTTTTTTCTTTAAACCTATACAGGACGGAACAACAAATCCACGAATGGAGTTAGCGTTTAGAGAGCCGTCAAAAAGAATAACTAAAAAGAATAAAACTTCTGTTCAGGGTGAAGCACTAAATACTATTATTAACTGGAAGAACACAACTAATAACGCATACGACGGGGAGAAACTCCACATACTATACATGGACGAAGCAGGCAAGTGGGAAAAGCCTACAGACATTAGAGAGTCTTGGAGAATACATAGAACTTGTTTACTTGTGGGTAGAAGAATTGTCGGCAAGGCATTGGTGGGGAGTACGGTTAACCCACTAGACAAAGGAGGCTCTAACTTTAAAAATCTAGTTTACAATAGTGACCCCAAGGACAGAAATGAAAATGACAGAACCAAGAGCGGTTTGTATCGTGTCTTCATACCTGCTTACGAAGCCTTAGAGGGCTTCTTTGATAAATATGGTATACCTGTAGTCAATGATCCAGAAAGCCCCGTAGAGGGAATAGATGGAGATATGATAACAATAGGGTCTAAGACTTTTTTAAAGAATGAGAGAAAGGCATTGGTTGATGACAACTATGAACTCAACGAAGTTATAAGACAATTTCCATTTACCGAGCAAGAAGCATTCAGGGACAGCGCTAAGTCCTCAGTCTTTAATGTTCAAAAGATCTATGAGCAAATACAACATAATGATGAACTCTACCCATCCCCAATAGTCATAGGTAACTTTATATGGAAAGGTGGAAAGCAAGACTCCGAAGTAGTCTTTGCGCCAGATCCTAATGGTCGATGGCGGATTGCATGGCTACCTCCTGCTCACATGAGAAATAAAAACGGGCCCGAAAACAAACTATTAGGTTGCGCTGGAGTTGACTCGTATGATATAGATGCGACTGTAGATGGTCGAGGATCTAAAGGTGCTTGTCATTTCTACAATAAATTTTCTACTGAGTTTCCTCCAAATATGTTTGTTGCTGAATATGCTAGCCGTCCACCCTTGGCTAAAATATTCTATGAAGATATATTAATGGCTGCAAAGTTTTATGGTTACCCTGTTCTGATAGAGAATAACAAATACGGTATTGCAAGATACTTTGAGACAAGAGGTTATGATCATTATCTCTTAGACAGGCCTACACACTTAGGTTCTGGATTCGGTTCGAAAACAAAAACAAAAGGAATCCCTTCAAACTCCCAGGAGATAATACAGGCTCACGCTCAAGCCATCGAGGCGTATATACATTCTCATGTGGGGCTCAATGAAGAGTCTATTGAAATGGGACGTATGCCTTTTCAAAGAACATTAGAAGATTGGATAAACTATAGGATTGATGATCGAACAAAGTTTGACTTAACAATCTCTAGCGGTCTTGCGTTACTGGCAGCGCAAGGAAACATAAAGCCAGTAGTAAAAACAAACTACAACGATAAGAAGTGGTTTAGAACAGGTAAAGTAATTTTAAGATGACAGGTGAACCAATATATTACATGATATTAGAGGTAGGGTACAGAAAATTCTATCCAAAAAAAAAGAAACAACTTCCATATACAGTAAGTAAACAATGGTGTGTATCTAAGTATGATGATCCTCAAGATATTATGATTCATGCAACTCATTCCATGCCCTCACTTAAACAAAGACTATTTGCTAAAACTTACAAGGGGCAGCATCAGATTAAAATAAATAAGGTCCTTTCAAAGAAAGAAGTCGGTCAGACAGCCATTGATTAAAAGGCACTTACACCGCCGCCCCTCTCGACGGCTAGTATTTAACTTATATTTGCATAAGTTAACTATATACCATCTTTTTATAGATCTATGTCACAAAGTCGTCCAGCAAATGGTTATTCAACATTTCCAGATGCT